CACCACCACTACATTAGCGTCAACATACAGGTCGAGCCCGTACATCAGTTTGATCTCCTCAAGTGCAGCGTACCCGTTCTTGTCTGCATCGTGGACATCTACATCGACCACAAGCATTTCTGTGTCAATGATAATGCCGTACCGGTGGACTATTGGGCTATCTAACTCCAAGCAACCGCCGTTGTCCTTGACCCAGTCCTCTGCTCGTGTCTGGATGGAAGGCCAGCCTGCAATTTTAGGGCCTTTGCCGTCCCCCTCGATCTTTACGACTCGTGGATTCAGGTCCAAAACTGCTTCATCGATTCTAAAACTCATACTGCGTTCTCCGTGAAAAAGGTAATTAGTTCCAAGTCAAGTTTAAACCATTCATTCAGAACATTCAAGTGTTCAAACTCGTAATGGCAGAGTTTTTCGATATTGCTCTCGGATGTCGCGAGAACCTTCAGTTTGCGTGGGTTGCCGTTCTGGATGCCTTCCAGCCGTTTATCCAACTTCCCGCCAGTGAACACGCCAACCTTAATGAACTCACCGTCTGTTATCAGGTATGTGTGTTTGTCGCTGGCCTTGGCGTTCCTCAGTACGCACTTTCTTTGCTGACGCTTGTTTGCCTTCTTGATGGACTCCTTAGACTTCTCTGGATTCTCAGAACGCCACCTTTTTGCATACTCTCTGGCGTAATCTTTGTTTCTCGCGTCAGTCTTCCGGCACTCTTTGCACGTACCTTGCAGCCCGTCTTTCTGTGCCCTATTCTTGCCAAAGTCGCTAGGTTCCTTGGTTTCGCCGCATTTAGTGCATTTCTTGGACATCTCAGTTCCTTTGGTTTCGGGTACACAGGTATAATACACTATCGGCCAGATAAGTCAACCGCTTTATCGTATGTTATGCTTTGGGCATGACAAGAGGAAGAAAACCTAAAGCGATAAGCGTATCTGAAGCATCTGGTGCTTTTGCGAAAAACCCCAATAGACGGCCCACAAACATCATCAACGGCGATCCGAGGCTTCCCACTGCACCTGACTTCGTTTCCGCAGACGAGACCGCACTTAAAGTGTGGAATGAGACTACAGATGTCCTCAAGGACTGTGGAATCCTATCGAGAACCGATACACACCTCTTGACAGCCTATGTGACCACCTACGCAGAGTGGCAAAAATGTTATATACACGTCAGTGTACATGGTCACAAGGACGAAGATGGGAAAACGTCACCGGAGTCTGTTGCAATGTTCAAGTTGTCAGCGACTCACCAAAAACTACTCTCTGAGTTAGGTCTGTCTCCTTCAAGCAGGGCACGACTTTCGGTGGCGTCTTCATCTGAGGCAAAAGAGGAAACAACCTCCTTGGCCTCTATCATCAAACTTATGAAGGAGTAATCATGCACGCATGGGACTCCTACGCAGAAAAGGTACTCAACGGCGATATTGTCGTCGGCAAGTATGTACGTCTTGCGGTTCAGCGTTACAAGGACGACCTAGAGCGTCAGTCCACAGAGGACTTCCCATACTACTTCGATGAGAAGAAGGCTATAGGGGCAACTGCCTTTTTCCCAGCAGCACTTAGACACTCTATCGGTGAACACGCAGGGCAACCCTTCACTCTAGAGGAATGGCAGTCCTTTGCAGTTGCAAACATCTTCGGATGGCAGCGTGACGATGGACGTGGGCGAAGGTTCCGTAGGATCTACTGGTCGATGGGTCGTAAGCAAGGTAAGTCAACGATTGCTGCTGGGATAGCAATGTTCGTTGCCACCTGCGACATCAACCCGATCACAGGCGACCCAGAGGCACAGTCACAGATCATCATGGCTGCAACCAAGCGTGAGCAGGCTGAGAAGGTTATCTTTGCGGAGTGTATCCGCATGAGACACCAGAGCCCCACCCTGAAGGAAGGCAGCACAGTAGCCAACAAAGTTATGACGTTCCAACACAACGGTGGCAACATGCAGGCAGTTGGGTCTGATCGTCCTTACGATGGATTGAACCCTCAACTCGTCATCATGGACGAGACACACGCATGGACCAAGCAGCACAGGAAGTTCTACAACACGATGGTTACAGGGTCTGGATCTCGTGTCCAGCCACTGACTATGACAGTCACCACAGCAGGCGACGACCAGTCTCACCTGTGGATCGAAGAGGTAGGATTTGCCAAGGCAGTGCTAGACAAGACCGTCACCTCCGAGCAACTGTTTGGTGCCATCTACGAGATCGACGAAGACGACGGCCCCTTTGACGAGTCCTGCTGGATCAAGTCGTGCCCAAACATGGGCGTGTCTATCAGCATGGAGTTCTTGCGTGGACAGATCAAGCCAGCACTTACATCACCACAAGCCCTCAACCGTTTCAAGCGTTACCATGCAAATGTACTCGTCAGTTCAACCGAGCGAATATTCAACCTCGAAGACTACGACAACTGCAAGGGCGAACTGTCTGACTGGGCAAGGGACGCTGACTGTGTGGGAGCCGGTATCGACTTGGGTGGTAGAGATGACTTGGCCTCATGTGCCTTTGTCGCTCGATTCGCCACCAACGAAGAGGATGATGATGGTCGGCCCATCTACAGATACGAGGGCAAGGTAAAGTCCTACGTAGCACGAAACACAACACGAGACCTCAATGCCATTCCTTTCTGCGACTTCATCGAGCAGGGCCACATCAAGGTGACCGACTCTCCGATGACAGACTTGCAGAAGGAATTCGTTGACGACTATTGGACATACTACTCATCTGACTGTGCAATTGACCCGTATCAGGCACAGCAGTTCGGTGAGCAGGTAGAGCAGGAAGGTGTGGTAATCGCGGCGATGCCACAAACTACTCGGCATTTCAACGAACCGATTGCAGAGTTCAGGCAGGCCCTTGCAGATGGCAGGTTCACCCATGACGGTGATCCTCTGTTGCGATGGTGTTTGTCGAACGCGGTTGCAGTTCGCGACAGATCGGATAGATGGATGTACGACAAGGCAAGTTCGTCACAGAAAATCGACCCATTAGTGGCCTTAACCATGGCCTTCCGTCGAGCGATGGCAGGACGTGGGAGAAGCACTGGAGACCTATTAATAACATGAAACTCGGAAAAAAATTCAAAGCATTCACCAATCAGAGAAACCCTTCTCAGTGGTTGATGGAAGCATTCGGCTCTACCAAGTCGAAGACCGGTATCAACGTCACAGTGAACTCGGCTATCGGCCTTGCACCTGTGATGTACGCTGTCAACAAGATCAGCGGCCACATAGCACAGATGCCTATCGAGATCCAGAAGTGGAACGCCGATGGTACCAAGCCTCGCGTATATAACAACACGTTCAAGTTGTTGAACAAGAAGCCCAACGACATGATGACGGCTTACCAGTTCCGTGAGATGCTCATGGTTCACTGCTTGATGGCTGGGAATGCACGGGCATACATCGAGCGTAACAGCAACGGTACACCTATCGGCTTGATCCCTATCCTTCCATACAACTGCCAGACAATGCTCGTCGGTGGACAGAAGTGGCACCTCGTCACACAAGACAGCGGAACCACACAGGACTCTCTGCCAGTCAAGTTAAAGAAGGGCGAATACTACAAGATTCCTGACCGTGACGTTCTCCATGTGATGAACACATCGTACAACGGTATCTGGGGCATGCACATCATCGACATAGCCCGTGACGTGTTTGGGTTGACCCAAGCAGGCCAAGAAGGTGCAGCGGTCACAGTGGCTAACAGTGGACGCCCTAGCGTCATCATTGAGGCACCGACCGGCATGTTCCGTAACGCCAAGGACAGCAAAGAGTTCTTGGATGGGTTCAACGAGGCACACGAGGGTATCGACAACACTGGCAAGGCAGCGATGCTGAGAGATGGCATGTCCATGTCAACACTGCCAGTAAGCAATGCAGACGCACAGTTCTTGCAGCAGCGTAACTTCCAGCGTGAAGAGATTGCCCTGTTGTTCGGCCTTGAGTCGATCATGGGTGACACGTCAGGCCAGACCTACAAGTCTATCTCCGAGCGTAACACTGCCTACATCAACAACTGCCTGTCACGTTGGTTCGCCAAGTGGACGCAAGAGATCGAATCCAAGTTGATGCCTTACGGTAACCTTGAGGCTGTCTTCGACACGAAGAAACTCATGCAGGGCGACCCCAACAGCATTGCAGAGTACACGCTCAAGATCTCCCAGCAAGGCATTGCCACGATCAACGAGTTGAGGCACATGCACGACCTCGATCCAATCGAAGGTGGTGACGAGTTTGCTCACGCCAACCAAGGCGGAGACAACAAAGAAGAAGAGAGCAAAGAAGAAACTAAAGAAGAACCCAAGAAAGAGGACTCATCCGATGAGGCTTGAAACCAACCCAGCGAATAAGACTATCGAGATGCGTGGACCTATCGGGGACTTCGACGGCGGTATCTCCGCCGATGACTTCCGCGATGCACTCAAAGACCACGCCGGTGCAGACGTGACGATCAGCCTAGACTCTCAGGGCGGCAGCGTGTCTGACGGCTTGGCGATGTACAACGCTATCATCCAGCACGAAGGCAAAGTCACTGTCCATATTGACACAATCGCAGCGTCGATTGCTACTGTCATCTGCTGTGCAGCCGACAAGGTGGTTATCAATAGTACAGCCAAGTACATGATCCACAGATGCTGGACACAGGCTATGGGCAACTGCAAGGACTTCAGAAGCACCGCAGACATCATGGAAATGATGGACAAAGACATTGCTGCGAGTTATGCAGACAAGACCGGAATGGGCGAGGAAGAACTCTTGGCTATGATGGATGCAGAGACATGGTTGTCCCCAGAGGACGCTGTGGCACAAGGTTTTGCTGACGAGATCCACAAGATCGAGCGTAAAACACCAGTAAAGAAGGCAGAAGCCGACCTCCCAGTTGTCTTGGCACTGAGCCCCGTGGCCGTGTCATTGAAGGCAAAGGCAGTCGCTCGTAGACTTCGGATGACAATCGAGAAGTAGTAACTTTATCGTATGTTATGATTACCGTTGCTTCGGCAGTTTAACATTTCACTAACCAAAAGAAAAGAATAAGATGAATCTTTCAGAGATTGCTGCCCGCCTTGAAGCGATCAGCGTAGAAGTAGAAGCACTGTCTGACGTGGCCTTAGAGGCTGGCGACGACAGTGAGCAAACACTTGCACAGATCGAAGCATTGGACGCCGAGTTCACTGGACTCAAGGCCAAACAAGATCGTCAAGAGAAAATCAATGCACGTATCGACGAGATCGTTGCAAGTCGCGTTTCCCCATCTGCTCCTGCCATTGAGGCCGAAGCATCCATCGAACCTGAATTAGAAGAGAATAAAGAAATGGCACTTCCAGCCGCAGCAAAGTACAACAAGTCATCCGTATTCGCAAGCAGCGAAGACGCATACGTAGCTGGCAAATTCTTGGCCGCTATCGGTGGCGACAAGCCAGCACAAGAGTTCGTCGCAGCACAGAGCGAAGGCACTGACGACAAGGGTGGCTTCACGGTCCCAACACCATTGTCCTCAGAATTGATCAACTTGGTTGAGAATTACGGCGTTGCTCGTAACGTATGTCGCCGGATCGTTATGGGAGCCTCGACTTGGAGCGTTCCTAAGTTGACTGGACACTCGACAATTTATTACCCGAACGAAGCCCAAGCGATCACGGAAAGCGATCTTACTTTTGGACAAGTCGTACTCGCGGCCCAGAAAATGGCTGGCCTTGTTAAGTTCAGTACCGAGATCAGCGAAGACAGCCTTATCAGCATCACTGACACCATCGTAAAAGATCTCGCGTGGGGCTTCGCCAAGGAAGAGGACAATAATCTGTTCACAGGCGGAACTCTTTACACTGGCGGAATCGCTGGCGATGCAGACGTTTCTTCGGCTTCTGTTGCCAACGTTGCAGCACTTGCACTCAGCGACTTGACCGACTGTGTAGTTCGCAGCGGACAAGAGCGTGGACTGAGCCCACAGTGGTACATGAGCCCAACATTGTGGAATGGTCAGATCCGTGACCTTCTTAATGCTGCTGGCGGAAACGCAGTTGCTGAGATGACTTCGGGCGTTGGACCATCACTGTTCGGTTACAAGGTTAATCTTGTAAACGCAATGGCTGGTGCTTCCGCCGCTTCTGCCGACATGGTTTGCCTGTTCGGTGACCTCGGTGTTTCTCACTACTTCGGTGATCGTCGTGCCCTGAACTTCAAAGTTCTGGATCAACTGTTCGCAGTTAACGATCAAGTCGGACTTGTTTGCACTCAGCGAGTTGCAATGAAGTCGGTTAACCCAGAAGTTCTCTCACGCATCGTTCTTGCGTAGTGAAGGTTAAAGTTTTACGCCCCTGCATCGTTGGTGATGTGGGGGCTATTGTGGTCGTTCGCAACTTAGGTGTTGCGAAGACCTTGGTACAGTTCGGTCACGTAGAGGAAATTAAAGATGAACCCAAATTGGACACTGACGAGAACGTCAAGCCAAAGCGGGCTAGCCGTAAGCCTCGCGGAAGCAAAAAATCACCTAAGAGTTAGTGGTAGCGATCAAGACGAGCCTATAACTTTGTTGATTGAAGCAGCGACTGAACAACTAGAACGTGACATCAACCGTGGAATTCTGTCTGCCACATGGCAGCAAGCGATGTACAGCTTCCCAGCATCTGGTTCTAAGATTGACCTGATGATGGGGATGAACACGAATGTAAGTTCGATCACGTATGTTGACACAGACAACGTGACACAGACCCTAGACTCTAGTCTATACACCTACTCCAGTGCCCGTGGATGCGTGTTCAATGCGAACACAGAAGACATCTGGCCCGAAGTAAGCACAGACAACGAGAGTGACAAGGTCTTTATTAACTTTTCCTGTGGCGTCACAGATGAGGGATGCGTTCCTCGGATGATGAAGCAGGCTATTCTTCTTGAGGTCGGACGGGGTTACTTTGATCCTGCTCAAGAGAACGGCGTGAACACAGATAACGGAAAGTCTTACGAGAAACTGGTCATTAAACTGCTTCGGAGTTCATACCCGTAATGTCGAAACTGACTGGATTTAACCGCAAGCGTATTGGGCATCGCAACAACAAGGCCCTCATCGAGTCACCCCCGACTGCACTCGATGAGTATGGCCAGCGATCATACACCACCGGATCATGGACGACCGTGATCAGCGGGTGGTGGTGCGAACTTGTGGACCTCGGCGGTGGTGAGATCCTCGATGGTGTGCAAACTAAGGAAAGCACCCAGAAGGTAGCAATCGGGGATCTCCCAGCCGTGCGTGGAACTATCAACACACAATGCCGTTGCACGATCAACGGAACAGTATACGGCGTAACAGCCGTCAGAGATGTCTCAGGAGATCACAAGACTATCAGGGTTGAA